AGATTCCAACTCCTTTGTAAATTCGGGTGGGTATAGATCTCCTCTCGTCGAAGCAATTTGACCTAGTTTTACAAATGTTGGACCAAGATCGAGGAGTTCATCTTTCGTCCATCGACCCAATTCAGCTTTATCTTTTACAAATGTGTTTTTCCACAGGAATTTACCAGCAAACTTCCATGTTTTAAGCTTCTGTTTCGGTGGTATTTTAACGCGTGAAGACGCACACACATTATTTTGATTGAGTATTGACCACATCCTATAATAACCCCAGGAATTATTCTGTAAGTTAAATATAGAATGAAGATTCATATCGTTGGAGCGGGACCAACAGGAATGTCACTAGCATGGGAACTACTCAAGTCAGGGGACCATGAAGTCACGATTTATGACAAAAAAATCTCAGCGGGAGGGTCTTGGTGGGAACCTGAAATAGGGACCCGGGATCTTCACGCACATAGAATATTATTTGATCGCGCGTTTATAAACACAAGATCTCTTTTAAAAGAAATGAATATTGAATGGAGTGAAATGTTTGAATCCGTAGAAAAAATGAGTGTTTTGAAATATGCGTTTGAATGTTTTACTCTAAGAGATTATGTTACACTCACATCTCTATTTTCGGCTGTACTCTTACAACCCAAAAAGTATTTGGGTATATCTCTAAAAGACGCAGTAGGGTTTCTAAGTAAGAAAGGTAGCGATTACATCGAACACTTACCACTTATAATGGACGGTGTCACGTGGGATGTCATGACAGCGTACGAATTTGTAACAAACTTAGATCACACTATCATGTCCGAAATGTATACACAAAAAGTTTCCGGTAAAGTGATGTGTGATGCAATGGAAGAAGCTCTTCTCAATGCTGGTGCAAACTTTGTTTTCGGTACAGAACTCATAGATGTTAAATATGGTAAAAAGGATTTCGTCGCGAAATTCTCGGATGAAAGAGTTGTAGAAGATGGATTACTCTTTTTATGTCTAGATAATAGCCCAGCTTTGAAACTTTTAGGAGACAACTGGGGACCCGATGCAGATAAAAAACTCCGAGCGAGTACATACGGTGCTATCAATGTTCTCCTTGATTATGATGAACCAGTTAATTTAAAAACAGATGTGGAAATTGCAATCGAAACAAAATGGAACTTACAACCTAAGGTTCTACATGGTAGTAATACAGTCTCATGTGTTATATGTGATCTCAGTAAAGAGGTATTGAATTCTGATCCAGATACAATCAAACAAGAGGTAATCAAACAACTTGGATTGTCACACCCCGTATCATCAAGAATTGGTTGGGGTGCAGAATGGAAAAATAACAAATGGAACTTTTCACAATCATCTGGTGTACTCAGTCTTCACGGGCAATTGCCTTTCTTTGGTAAATGTCGTACTGTAGCTATGTGTGGTATGATGTCACCAAGAAACACACCATATTCGAGCATTGAATCATCCGTAGAAGTTTCGCGGTCTTTGAGTAATTTGTGCTTCGGTACAAGAAAACCACTCAAACCTAGACTCGTCACAGATGTTCTTAAATGTATTATTGTGTTACTTATAGTTTTACTTTTAGTTAAATATAGATGAAGGTTGTAGCTAAAGTATACGAACCATTTTACGAACATAATGATAAAAAGTATATACGATTCATTGTTCCTGAAAAGAATGCGGGTATAATCGAACTTACACATGCATATAAAACGCATGTTCTCTTACATAAAAATATTGATAACCCACTTGATGGTCGAGTTCTAACCGTAAAGGTTCCATTCCGTTACAGGAGAGTGATGTGTGAAGTCCAAGGACGTCCAGTGCAATCTCTTGTAAAAGGTGATGAAGTTGAAATTGAGATAACTTTTAAGGGTGGTTGGAATATGGGTAATTATTCGGGTTTTTCTTGGATGTTGTCAAGTTCTTCATTCTTAGGTTGACCGGGTACATCGATATTTTCAACTCCACCCTTTTTCAAATCGGTAAATGTTTGAAGCATTCCTTGGAGGCGGAAAACCTCTTGGGTCACCTGTTCGATGTTGAGTTGGAGTCTTTTAATGTTCTCATCAATGTTTAGAGTAGGCATTTACTCATTTAAAGTTTCACATCTTTAAATAAGTAGATCATGTCAGTTCTCACTAGAACTGGGTATATAGTAAACACGGGTCCAATCGCGGAAATTAAAAAAGAACTTACGGTAAGACCTGTAGTAAATGGGGATTACGGATTCCCTCCACCACCTTTCAAGGTTTTTAGACCAGCTAAGAGTGGAATCTGCGTTCCAAGATTCTACGGAACTGCTAAACTTGGAGAGCCTTCCCAAGATAAAAGACCCGATCCCGCTCGTATTAAAACCAAATTCGTGGGTCAACTTCGAGATGCTACCCATCAAAATCATGCTCTCCGATCGGCAATTGAAGCAGGGCACGGTGTCCTTTCTTTACCATGTGGTTATGGCAAAACGACGGTTTCCTTGGCCATAGCATGTAAACTGGGGTACAGAACGATGATCGTAGTACATAAACAGTTTCTAGCAGACCAATGGAGAGAACGTATTCAACAATTCTGTCCGGGTGCCACCATAGGTGTAGTTCAACAAGATAAAAAGGAAGTAGAATGTGACTTTGTTATCGCAATGCTTCAATCACTTTCACTAAAAGAATATTCATTTTCAGATTTTGAGAGTATAGGAACACTTATAGTAGACGAAGCACACCATATTTGTGCCAAAGTGTTTAGTCAATCTCTTTTTAAACTTTGTCCCAAACATATTTACGGACTCTCTGCAACTCCAGAAAGGAAGGATGGACTCACTAAAGTACTTCATTGGTTTATGGGCCCCACATTCTTTGCAGTTGAGAGAAAAAATCAAGAACAAGTTGAAGTATTCTCAATCGTATACGAATCCCCGAACTATAGGAACCCCCCACCATCTATGAGAAATGGAAAAATATCAATGCCAAACATGATTACAGAACTCGTCGAGGATCGACAAAGAAATAAGATGCTGGTTGAATTGGTGAAAAAGGCTTCTAGTGGTACGAGACAACTTCTAGTTTTAAGTGACCGTCGTCTACATTGTGAATTACTTCACCAATGCTTTCCTAAAACATCAGGACTGTATATGGGTGGTATGAAAGAGGCCCAACTTCAAGAATCTTCCAAGAAGAAGATCATTTTTGCAACCTTTAGTCAAGCCCACGAAGGACTTGATATCCCAACATTGGATACAGTTATATTAGCTTCACCAAAATCTGATATTACCCAAAGTATCGGTCGTATTATGAGAGAAACAGATGGAAAGAAGAACGATCCACATATTTACGACATACAAGATCCCTGGTCTATATTCACAGCAATGTATTACAAGAGACTAAAGGTGTATCGACAAGGTGGATTCAAGATTCGTGGAAAACAATCAGAAGAACCAAAGAGTGAGTTCACTCAGGGAAAGTGTTTGTTTTTATAATCTGACTAATTAATAAATGTCGGGTGCATTAATACAACTTGTTTCTAAAGGCGTACAGGATGCATATATAATTAGTGAAGAAGGACACTCCTTCTTTCGTACAAAGTTTACACGGCATACGAATTTTTCTCAAGCACCCAAGTTTATTAAGAATATTACCGTCACCGATACGTCTATTACGATCCCTGTACTTGGTGATTTAATCAACGGTATTTGGTTGGAGGCTGGTTCTAAGAATGCAAATATAGCTTCTAATCTATTCTACAACTCAACGATAGATCTCTTTATCGGCGGTCAAAAAGTTGATTCACAGGATTATGATTACTTCTCTGATATATGGACGAACTATCTCGCGGATACGTATACGAAGTCGCAGGAACTTAATAACAAGACATCAACTTCAAATCATATATTTTTACCCCTTCATTTCTTTTTCTGTGACCACAAAGCATTCTTACCTTTGATCGCTTTACAGCATCATCAAGTTGAAATCAAAATCACATTCGATGAAACAAACGTTGCAGGTTTAAGTGCAGCAGAAAAAACGGCGAAGGTATACGGGAACTATATTTACCTAGATAAAGAGGAAAGAGAAACTTTTACAACAAGAAATTTAGATTTTATAATCACACAAGTTCAAGGATTTAAAACAGAACTCACTACTGTAGCAAATAATACTGTAGATGTAGGTGGACATAATAAAATAGATCTTTCGCATTTCAATCACCCAGTTAAATCTATATTCTTTGGCTTCGGTGCGTCGAGTGAAGACTTTGCGAATGACCGCTTTACCTTCCTAGAAGCCGATTTACAGATAAATGGTACACATCTATTTGAAAAAATGTCACCCGTCTATTTTCATACAGTTCAGAATTACTATAAATCTTCCTTCGGACATTCTGAGTATATTCCAGAAACTGATGTACTTTTTAACACAAGGTATTTTGCTTACCACTTCTGTCTCAATGCATCAGAATACAATCCTTCCGGGTCATGTAATTTCAGTCGTATAGACAATGCGGTGTTGTCTCTCAACGGTGTAGAAAAGGGTAATCTTAGAGCAGCGGGTCAGGAACTTTTTGTATATGTAGTTAATTACAATGTATTAAGAATACGAAATGGTTTGGCTGGAATTTTATTCGGTAACTAATGTATAGATGGGCAGAACAGTACGTTTCGACCAGATTTTTGTGACAAGTCTAGATGCTGCTCCAAAAGAGACTGACGTTTTGAGTGGTCTCGCAAGTATCGACGCTGGTGAAATCACAGTAGATGAAATCACAGCTGCGAATCTTACCATTACAAATCAGGTATTTGCAGATGTAGAAAACACCGATTTTAGAGGACTCACAAATGTATTCCGTCTCACAGGGACACAAGTTGGTATCGGAACGAATAATCCTACAAATGAATTTCAGATTGGCGAAAGTGATTTCATCATTAATAGGAATTTACCAGACCTTGTATCAGTACAGGGTAATGTGGTATCAACAAATATTTTTGCAACCAATTCATTTAAAACTACAAATAATAAATTCGATGTTAATGCGTCTGGGTCAAATATCTTAACAGTGATGGGTAACACTTTCTCCGCGAATGTTACTGTAGGTACACAATTGTTAGTTGGTAATGAAGTTACTCCCGACACTGGAACTAACGTAGCCGTTTTTGAAAATGGTAATGTTGTAATTCGTGATGGTTTCTTGAATGTTACCGGTAATGTGTCTATTACGGGTAACTTGGCGATCACTGAGATTCCTGATTATACAAGTATTAACAATCTCGTCGTATCAAATGCCGTTATACAGATGGCATTTGGGAACAATGGGACATATGATATGGCTCTTCTCATGAAAGATGCGGATGCCAAATCTAACGTGTTTTTAGGATATACACACAACGGTGATAAAATGAGACTTTCGAGAACATTCGGTGGTCCAACTACAGCAACATTCCATGATATACTCGATACTGCCAATACCGTGAATCTTCATGTGTATGGTGACATCTATACTCAAAACAATATCGGTATCGCGAACACTTCACCCACCTATTCACTTTCCGTTGGTTCTAACCTGTATATAGATGACACGGCTACAATTAACGATAATGTGTTACATACAAATGGGTTTGGATTCTTTGAGGGATTGAGAATTGGTGGTAGTGGACTTAATGTGGGTGATTTAATTACATTAGATGCTGATGCAGCGATACCCATGGTGGTTGCATCTAAAATTCAATCCCATGCTTTTCAGACAACTGGGGTGGATGGGAATGGGGATGGTGTACCATCTGGTATAGCAAACACAAATTCAACGAATCTGTTGTCATTCGGTGACAAAATATTTATTAATGTAGATTCTTCTAACCTTCTGACAGTACTTGGTAATACAGCGACGGGTCGTCTCATTACACAATCTATCTTAGTACAGGATTTCATTGAAGTTGAAGGTGAATCTGGTATATCATCCGCCGCGAATGTTATTGTTCATGGTGATATATCGGGTGGTGACTCTACTTCAAACACTGTCAGTCTTCGATGTGGTCCAAATAACGCCGACGGAACGGTTGGATCTAATGTAACTTCGATTGAAATTATGGGTGCATTAACGTCCCATCAATACCAATCAGTTGTTTTCAAAACCAAGAATACCGAGCGTATGCGCGTGGCTTCAAATGGGTATGTTGGTATCGCTAATACGCAACCAAGTGAAATGTTGACCTTGGGTGGTAACCTTAGACTTAATGAGAGTAATACAGCTATTTTCGGGAAAGATTCAAACTTCTTAAAGATTTCAACTGACACGACAAATAGTCAAACAAAAATTCAAAACCGTGTAGGGAGTGGTAAAGGTCTCAATTTCTATGCGAGTCAAACTGATACGATGGGTACACCGAAGTTGACAATTTTAGAGACGAGTAATGTCGGTATTGGAACGGCTACACCCCAAGGTCTTTTACATACTTCTGGTGGTACTGTATTTATTAACAATCAGGTTGTTAACCGTGGTGGTGTGAGTCATTTGGGATCTCCAATGGTAATCACAAACACGGCACAGATTACAAACACCTCAGACTTCCAAGATGTTCTTCAACTCACCCGTGAAGGTGGTACCGCGGGTCAACATGGTGTTAGGGGTGTATTTAAAATGGGTAAACACGCTACAGGTTCCGGAACCGCCCGGTCTCAATTGAATTTGTCATTGGCGGGTGACAGCTATAGCGCTCAAGAGAATGTGATGACATGGAGAAGTAATAAACGGGTTGGTATAGGTACAACAACACCCGCTTCCCATTTGGAAATTATCACAACCGGTATAGGAAATTCAGTTACAAATGGTTTACTCGTTCATAGCGAAAAGATCTCTGATGCCGCAGATGATGCAATTGTATCTATGAGAACAGATACTACAGCTTCTAACGCTTTCGCTTCGTTCATTCAAAGTGATGGTATTGCTGGTGACATGTCCGGATTTTCTATGGGTGTATCCGGGTCTGCGGGTGATTTTAGACTCACCAACAATGCATTTACTATCAATGATTCAACAACAAGTCGAATTTTTGTTGATGGTACTTCAGGTAATGTCGGTATCGGTACAGATGTAACTAGGGCTAAATTGGAAGTAAATGGTAATGTTGTAATAGGTTCTAAGATGACGTTTGGTGGTGTAGATACAGATCAATTTGGTAACACGTTCATACAAGAACGACTCTACAATGTTGATGGTAAATCTGAACTCATTTTATTTAAGGGTAACGAAACAACGGGTTCAGGTGGCCCTGATAGAATTAGATCCATAGCTCCATTACACATGTTCCAAACGTATGATTCTGCGGGACTGAGTGCAGCTGCTATTGCGGGTGCAATTGAAGGGACAGGTGTCAATACACTCCTAACTGTAAACAAATTCAGGGTTTTAGTGGGTACAGCCATAGATCCGGGTGGGGATTCAAAGCTTTTCATTAACGGTGGATTCCAGTTTCCTAAAGATCAAAAGATTATTACAGGGTCTATGGATCTTTTCTCGACAAGTACGACTCCCTCTAGGGCTGTTATAGAAACAGTTGAAAATACGGCATTAACCATCAGAAACCGAGCCAGTGCAATTTCGGGGAGTAATGCTATCGAACTTTTCCGTATCCAAAGCAGTGGTCTCGTTGGTGTAGGAACTGGTGCACCTGACACAAACGTGCACGTGTACTCAGCTTTGACTACAAATGTAGATGTACTCAAATTAGAGAGTCCCGGAACAAATAAGAAGACTGGTATACGTTTAAATACAAATGACAATTATGGTGGATACGTGAGGGGTTTCAGTGATTCTACACACTCTGTACATGGTACTGTGGTGGGTGGGGTCAATAATAGTGTTGAAGCTGACGGTATTCACGTGATACATTCAAGTAACGTTGGTATCGGTACTGTAAACCCATTGGAAAAGTTCACTGTTTATGATGGTGTGACACGTATACAACATTCGACTAGTAATGCCATGTTACAATTTGCGACGACCACACCAGCCAACGCGTTAGCTCTTTCTAATATCTATGGTGATGTTTCGGGTAATGTCTACGTGGATCCACACTCCAATGAGATGATTATCAATAGTAACGTTGAGATCACCGGTGATCTTAATATCGATGGTAAAATTGATTTAGGAAACCAGGTAGCTATTGGTCTAGGTGGTGTCACGGCGTCCACGGCACTTGAGATTGGTGGTGGTATGATTTCTGGGTCAAGTAACGTTGCATGTAAGAGATATTCACAGACGTTCTCACTTGGAGTTATAAAAGCAAAGATGGTTCGTTTATTATTCGATAACCCCTCCTTTTATGCCAAAATTGTTTGTATGTTGAGAAAGATTGATGGCAAAAATCCGGCGGGTAGCGGTGACTCGGCTGCTACTTTTAGAGATATGAGTACAATGGTTTTGGAAGTACAAGGTGGTACACATGATTCAAGTACGAGTGCATTAGATGAAAACATCACAGTGGGTACCAAAAATCTATTTGGTGGAGATACAGATTATCCATGGAGTCCAAATATTAGCGTCGGGAAGAAGGGTATAATCATAACTCCCCTAAATACAAATTCAGGTAGGATATATTCTTATGACATACACGTTGAACTAATGACTTCACGCGGTGGAAAACTTAAGACTATCAAAAACAATGTCGGATTATGGCCTGGTAGTAACCAGAATTTGGATCTCGATAACGGTGAAGAAATAGCAACTTTTACTTATTAATTTTACTACGGGGGGAAACCCCGCGGTAGAAATAACATTTACGCCCTGATGGCGTCGGATATAGCTAATGCGATAACTCCGGCAATGAAAGCTATCACGATGTAATTTAATTCACTTTCTTCGAGACCAACTTGACTCTTTTCAGGTTGGATAACAGGATCGACCTGTTCCCTTTTTTTTGGAGGATCCAGTTCCTCCAAAGGATAGTAAGCTATCATTTATATATATTTAGAGATTAATTTCCTTCTTAGTTTTCTTTTGCCTGGTACGTCTGGTTCTTGTAGCCGCGACATTGACTTGCTTGACTTCACCTCCAGTCGAATCACCTGAGATTGAAATGATATCAGAAATGTCATCATCTTCTTCCGCCTGCTCTGCGGGACTAATGGCAGTGGTATTCATTGGGGGTGCAGGTGGCATCATGATACCACCCATCAGACTGGAGATATCAATCCCCGGTCCTTGCATTTGGTAATCACCCGTTCCACCGACAGGGGCATCCGTTGCGGGTCCTCCTGTATTTCTCGTCGTATTCTGTACTGCGCTCATCATATTCTTAACGAGATCTGGGTTTTGCTTCATCACATCGTTCATGTTTGGCATAACAGATTTAAACATACTGTTGGTGAGATGGAACATCATGGCTGAACCACCCAACATCATAATGAGCTTGATCTCTGGTGCAACTGTAATCTTAGACCTGTATTTCACATACAATTCTTCAAATACACCGTCGTAATCGTCTACATTCTCCATCACGGACTCGGACCACCCCTCAAGTTGGACCTCAAAGGGATTGTACCGTTTATTAAGAAACTCCAGACCAGTTACACAGGCGACCAACATTCTTCTAGAAAAGCGGACAGATTGTTCGACATCAATACTATAAGTGATACGCTTCACCTCGGATCGCAATTCATCAATATTCGAATATGCATTGAGTCGTTTATTTACGGCAAATCCCTTTTTCTCCAGGCGTCCGAGTTTATTAATAAGGTCCGCCTTTTCTTCGTCGATTGAAGCATACCCTTTTGTTGGTTTCTCATCTTCTTGTCCTGGACCAGCTTCACCATAATCCTCGCCATCATCGAAAAAATTAGCATCTTCATCACCGTCACCGTAATCAATTTCTTCGTCGGGTGTAGTGTGATTTTGAACTGTTTGCTTCGTTGGATTTACAAAAGCGTCCATACTCTCCTGTTGGTGTCCCATCTGGGGTGGGGCGAAGTTTGGTCTAGTTGGTCGTGGAACACGTTGAGGTCGTGGGGCAGAAATTTGGATTTCATCCATGATGGCCTGCTCGTCGGCATCCAATTTCATGACACTGGTATTTCCTCGATCGATTACTATCTCTTCGTCCATCTACTCTTTATACAGAAACTAAAAAAATTACCTTTAACGCAGTTTAAAAAAATCTTTGTAGATTATAAATGTTTACCCTTAATCGTGTCAGTCGCAATGCTCTCAGTATGATTGTTGTCCTTCTTCTGATAATTTCGGCCCTCGCCGCCTTCAAGTCCTCTACCACAAGCAAGTACCAACCCAGACCAATTGTCACTAAAAATGTCACCGACCAATCTATTTTCGATCTCCCAGTCGAATTAGAATGTACAGCTGGTTCAGGTAAAAAGGACAGCCCTTACTCGAAGGGTTTAACTCCAGGAGGTATTTGCGGCGCCCAGAAGTTGGTCACCGCCCATGCTGGTTATGAAATTACCGACGGAATCGGTGGATCTTTAATCTAAGCTTATACTAAATGGCGCTTATTACATCCCCTAGTCAGCTCATTCCAGATCTTCAACATGAATATCACACGGTGACTATTGACACTATTGGACAGGCTTCTTCCAATACGTTCACATGTCATCTCCAACAACCCTTGAAAAATGTTGTTCAAGCCAAATTAATGGCTGCTAGAATTAATACAACAACGGCTACTAAACATTGTTACATTTCCATCGAAGAATTGGATACCATTTTTTCTGAACGTGCTTCGAACGTACCAAATGGCCAAGCCGGGGCGAGTGTTCTTCGTAATTCATTTGCTAGTATTATCGGTGACGGTACTGCTGCATTTAATTTCAAAGACAACTACCCATT